TACCTACAGTGCCGAATAGGACAGAGAACTCACTGATGTAATACTCTCCATCACTCTCTAGGATATCCACACAGAAGATATCTGTCTTCATAGCTACTCTTAGTCTCCTTGCTATATCTAATACTTCTCTAGGGGGATCATCATATATGATTAGTCCAGTACCAGAAGCTCTGAAGTCCTTAGTAGGTTTATCATTGATCCTTCCCCAATATTTATTTCCGCACACAGTTATTCTCCATTCTGTGGCATTAGGGATAAACTTCTGTAGGATGATGGAGTCGTACTCTATTGAATGTCTACTTAGGTGGTGTTTTTGTACTGATGGTATCCCAGAGGAGAAGGATGTATCTACCCGCGCCATAAGTTCTTCCTTATCCCTAACTATACTAACACCATGAGAACTACTACCTAGGCTAGTCTTCACTACTATAGGGAAGCCTAGTACCTCTCCTGCAATCATAGCTTCATCTCTCTTGTAGCATACCATTGTGGGTATATAAGGGAAGCCATTAAGCTGTAAGTAATGGGCTATAGCCCTCTTGTTCTCATAGAGCATTATCATGTTAGATGTAGGATGTACTATTAGTCCTGCTTGTTCCATGGCATAGATCTTCTCCATAGCCATATCTTTCTCATTAGGCCAGTACATAGCACGATGAAAGAATCCATCAAAGGTAGGGTCCATTACCTTCTCATACCAATCATAAGCATGGAAGTCTATGAACTCATACTCCATATCATATTTCTTACATCCTTCTACGAAAGCAGCATTGAGTATCTTATGCTTACGATCATAGTCCCTATTCTCTAGGATACCTATCTTAAGTCCCATTATAGATCTAGCTCCTTTAGGTATGGTAGTACTTCTTTCTGGGTTATACGTTGATCTACTGTTCTTATGTCCTTATAGGACTTCATGTGTAATATACAACTATCTGGTGTTGTTAGATGTACTGGGGCACATATAACCTTATCTCTTATCTCCCCATAGTTGTATTGTAGGCTATGGTCTTCTACTACTTTACTTAGGGCTGGGCTTTCTTTTACCATTGTATTCATCTTAGGTATCTGTTTTATCCACAGATCAAGGAAGGGAAGAGATTCTTTTATGTCAATCGCGGCAAAAAAACATCCAATATACTTAGGCTTCTTATAGGTAGTACGACATAAGATAAAGTCTCTATTACCTTCAAATAATTCTAGCCAAAAGAACATATCATTAACGAACATACAGTCTACATCTACCATTATAGTAGGAGTAGGGTCTCTCATAAGACTATCTTTAAGGAAGGAAGTCTTTGAATACGTTATGGTTTCCCATACTTCATCATGAATATTGTCCATTTTAGCCATATCTACCTTAGTAGGTCTTACTACTACATCTCTTGTGGATAACCACTCCAGATCCTGAGAAGTGAGTCCCGTATCGTACACATATAGGAAGTTTATCTTATTTTCTGGGAGATATCTTCTCGCGGAAGAAATAAAAAGCTTCAGGAAATTAAAATAGGAATGGTTAGCTACTGTAAGGATGTTATATTTCATTTGTTCCCCTGTGTTATGTGAGTATAGTATTATTGCTATGTAGTTACTTTTAGTTGTGACATTCATGACATTTACTACTTGTGGATAATGTATGCCTTACTATGCTTAGAGTACCTCTTGAATCTACTGGTACTATGTCTCTCAAAACGTTTGAAGCGTGAGGTAAATGGCGCGCCCTTGTGTATTTCCTCATCGGAAAATAAGTCATAGACTGCCTTATTGTATACGGCCATGTTTATGTTCTTATTGCTATCTAGGGATATGAATGTGTCTTTCATTAGGTTTAGGAGATTTAGTACTGGTTGTATAGTTCCTCCTATCGCTCCTGCATTGAGAATCTGTTTGTCTTCATAGACTACTTTATTAAAGGCTTCTTTCATCTTATCCATTACCCAACCGTTATTAGAGATGATGTTCTCTCTTTCATCTAGACCACAGTATAGCTTATATTCATTACTTATTAGGTCGAAAGGGTTCTTAGTGAATACTACATCAAATAGGTCTGTCATTAGTACTCTATCTGTATAATCTTTTCTATTGTTTAGATATTCCACATAAGCAAGAAATCGCTCATCATTCGTCGAAAAAAAATCTAACTCGTGGTACTTAAAGATTATCTTTGGATATAGACTCATAAATTCCTTAGATAGACCATCATGAAATATTATAAGGTCAATATTGTCTAAGTGTTTTTCTATACTGTTGTAGTAGTTATCTATCTTACTTGGGTCATTAGCCTCTACTTGGTTGTTGTTATCTTGAGGATCTGGTGCGCCGAAAAAATAACTTGAGAGAAGAACATTTCTCTTTGGTATATGTAGTATTCTACTATAGTTAGGCATTCTTGTCCATATCTCCTTCTTTGAGATAGATATTGGTGCATGTCCTGATGTAGTTGATCCAATGTGTTTACGGTATAAATAGGTAGGCTTAGTATCTAAAGCAAATGGTAAACCACTATACATAAACCTAGCTATAATTTCCTGATCCTCACCATATTTTAATTGTTCGTCTAAAAACCCTATTACGTCTTTAAACACATTTCTATCACATAAACATTGGGCAAAGGAAACTCTACAATTACAGGGAGTTTGAAGATATTCGTTTTTAATGAATTCTTCTGACTTATTGGTCTTCATCCAGTCCATAGGATATCTAATCTCAGTGTCACTACCCATGAACCATTCAATATTGCCAAATACGGCAGATACTTCCTTCTCTAGGATAATACTGAGTAATGTTGAGACTCTATCGGGTTCACATAGATCATCTACATCCTGTTTAAGGATATACGGTTCTTTAGCTTCCTTGATAAATAAATTTATCGTGGCCGCAATTCCCTGACGGGATTCATTAGTATAGAATTCGTAGTCTTTACCCTCAGTTCCTAAGTTATGAGCTAAGGATTGTACCATATAGGATGATCCATCAGTGCTACCATCATCGTAGAAATAGACCTTTGTGTTAGAAAGGTCTTGTGATTCCAGGTTCTTCATTAGTTCTGGAATGAATCGTAATCCATTATAGTACGGTACTAGGAGAGATACATACTTCTTGTTGGATTTCTTTAGTATTACCTTCTTAGTTCTTTTAATAGGGTTATCTATATAGCTATCAAACATATCTTCTAGTAGTTTAATTTGTTTATCCCATGAATAAGGATATATTGATGCTCTACTAGTACGTTGTATAGTATTGGTATCTAGTTTGGTAATGGCTTCTATAGCTCCAGCGATTGTTGCTGGTTCTCTATTAGGAATGAAGAATCCATTCACGCCATGCTTGATTACTTGAGATGTAATACCTACTCTAGTCGTAATGACAGGAATACCACAAGACAAAGCTTCTAACACAGGTGTTGGAGTACCTTCTAATTCTGAGGCACAGACATAACATGAGATCTTAGAATAGAATTCATCGTACATCTGGTCATGTTGTATAGGATTAGTAGCTGCATCTTGGACTAATAGCTCAACATCAGCTAATTTACATGCTTCCTTTATCTCTGGAAGACCCTTGATATTACTGATAGTATTGGTATTCCCTGTCCACCCAATTTTAAAGGTGGGAGCAGCCGCCTTGCCGGGGGAACAAACAAAGCGACTACTATCCACACCTACGCTAACAAGTTTTACCTTGCTTGGATCTACTTGTTCACATAACTCCTGAAATAACATAAAGTTAGAACAGGTCCACCCGTCATAAGTGTCTATAGCTTCTTGAAATGATGAATAATGATCTGTAAGATTACCTATATAGGCTTTAGCATCGTACATTTCTTTAATATTTTTATGTGCCGAGTGCCATAAGCAATAAACGATATCGCATTCAATACCTTTATGCTGTGGTTTTGAGTACATTGGTACTACTGCGAATTGGAATCTATCGCTCAAATGGCTAATAATCTGCTTAGCTGTCTCAGCAAAAGACCAATCGTGTGTATCCACAACGAGAACTACTCTAGGACGCTTATCTAGTGCCCAATCTATAGAACGTTCACGGACTTCAGCACCACATAGGTTCCATAACTGCTTGCCAGACTTCTTCAATGTAAGCTTAGTGGTTGATGTTTCTTTACCTAAATATGTCCATCCCTTTTTCTGGTTAGTGTGAAATTGCCCGAAAATCTGCGGTTCGTCAGCTAAGGTAATAATAATACCGTCTTTGTTTTTCCATCTATGCATTAGTCAAACCTCTTCCAAAACTTTGCTTCTAGTGATTTCGGGTATATTTTACCACTAGTCCTCGAAACGTGTAAACAACGGCATTTTGGGTCTATAAAAACCTTATATCCATGTAGTTTAGCCTTCTCACACCACCACACGTCTTCACCACCTGCAAATCTGTAAGCACGACCATTAGATTTATTTCTTATCCAGTCCCATCTAAACCAGTCTTTATATCCTATAGCTTCTAGTACTTCTCTTTTTACTAATAGACATCCAAAACCAGTAGCATCTACCTCAAAAGGAGTAGACGGGTATTTAGGCTTAGGATCAAAGTCGTACATCTCATTCTTGGTATTTAGGTTAGCAAATACAGCTTTGTATGGTGTAGTCTTATAACAGCATACTCCACCTATTATAGGTTTATCGGCTTCTAATAGTTTCTGTATTCCTAGAGGGGAAGGGAGGATATCGTCGTCCAAAAAAAGAAAGTGTGAGACTTCTTTGTTTTGGTAAGCAGCAGTGGTAGTTTTATTCCTAGCTTCTAATATAGGTTTTCCAGTACAAGTATATATAGTGTATTCCGTATCTCCTATAGACGCAGAAAGGGCTTTATACCAGCCCTCAATAAACTCTCCGGTTAAAGATGGCGTGAGTACAGCTATCATTGCTAAGAACCACCAATGAGCTTATGTTGTTTTTCTAATCTCTGAGCCATTTTCATTAAATATTGTCTCTTAGCCTCTATCCATTGTGGAGTAGGATAAGTACCAGCATTGTTCATCTGGTATTGCTCTATATATTTATATAGGGTTCTCTCTATTAGCTCCCTAGCAGGATGTTTATATCTTTTTGCTTTCTTTGCAATAGGCATTATTCTACCTCAACTACTTTTACGCCCTTTGGCTTGTTTTTACTACCTTTTGGTCTACCGCCTTTTCTCTTCACTTTAGGCGCAGGAATATCCTCAATTTCAGTTTCAATAAACTGACCTATTAATTCCTGATAGATTTCTGGATATTGTTCTTGGAGGGCTTTAAGGTGTTTAGGATATAAAGATAGAGCATATCTTTCTAGAAGAACCCAACCTTTGCCATGAGGTTTTGGAGTAGTCCAATATTGGAGAGGTTGTTTAGGACCACCGACCATAGTTTCGATGATATTTAGTTTGTTTGTTCTGTGATCAAACTTACATAGAGTGACCTTTGATTTCCCATCTGGTATTGATTTCATTGCCATTATTATCCCCCGATAATTTAAGTGTTAGTTATGTTTGTTATAGATCTTATTAATCCAAGAAAGGAATTCCTCATAAGATCTTTCTAATTTAGCAGTATTGCAGTGCTTGCAGCAAGGAACGCAGTTATCTACCGTATATCCTACAGTGTTATCTTTACGGTCTATGCCATTATATATATAATATCCACCTGTTGCTTTTTGGATAGTGGATGGTTCTATTCCGCAGTAATGACAATTCTGTGAGGTTATATCTCTGAATTGTTCTTTAGTAAGATTAAAGTAGTAATCTCTTTCTTCTGCATGTCTTTTGTAAACCCTAATTAGAGTATTAAGTGCTGCTTCTCCAGAAGGAAGCTGTCTATGAACTCCATTGCCGCAAGTCCTAGTATTGCCTGATGAGAGATCGCCAGAGTGAATAGTAATCTTCCGACCACAACTACATTTACACAACCATCTAGCCTTCTTGTAGTTATCTGCAAGTCCAGCATAACTAACAACAGTTAATTCCCCAAAAACTTGTCCTGTAAGATCTTTAAAATTAGGTGCTCTACGACATGAAGTGCATGATTGAACATTTCCTCTTTGTAGTTCTGAGCTAGATGAGGTTATCTCACCACCGCAATCACATTTACATTTCCAAGCTACAGCATTTCTGATACGCTCTGTAGTTTGTTCTATTACTGTTAGTTTACCGAACCTTTGACTTTTTAGGTCTTTAGCTTTTCTTCCCATAATATAATACCTTTGTTTAAGTTAAAAGAGGGCAGGGCGTTATTACCCTGCCCTCTAATAGTATCATAGTATGTAGTAGCTGTCAAGTATGTTGTTTGTTTTAAACAACGTCTACCTTAGGCGTCCGTTATAATGGGAACGCCACTATTGTCGTCGATTTCGCCAACCCCGTAATTTGAAGTCACTACAACTTCAGTCATACGAGCAGAAGCATCACGATCAAATTCTAGTCTGGAAAGCCACTTAGTAACTAGACCAAGAGTATAATCCTGAATGAACATTGCGCCTACAACGTCTGCGGCTGTATTAGCAGTAGGACATTTACTTGACTGAAATACGGAAACGCCCATGTATTCGCCCTGATAGCCCTTTTTATCAATGAACTTTTCTTGCAGAATGAAAGCTGCGGAGTTTCCACCATCTCTCCAAGACTTACGAAGGTCAGAAGTTTGACGTGGATGCAATACGCAGACCATGTCGCCAAAATTCTGAGCATCCTGTGCTTCAAGGACATAACGAGCTTCATCGAAGTTGTCGTCAGTGAAGTCAGAACCAGTAGAACCAACGGCAGTACCGTCATTAAGACCAGCAAAAAGACCAGTTAGATCCCCTTCAAGCTTATCGGCAACAGCACGACCACAAGCTTTTGCATAAGTATCAAGTGTTCTCATCATACCTTTAGCAGATGCGATAGACTTATCAGTAATTGGCACTAAAACACCAACCTCAGATGCTGTGATCTGGATGTCAGTTGGTGTTACTGCACTACCAGTAATATCTGTTTCTTCAGCGACTGCTGTAGCAACTAGAGTGTCTAGTTTAGCGAATTGTCCGACTAGGCCGGATTCATTAGCAATATTCATTTCGTCAGTTAGAGGTGCTACAACGACATTAGCGCGAGCTTCCTGTGCGATAGCGTCATTGATGATTTCGCTATTAATAACGGAATCTAGTGTTGTGACTGTAGTATTAGCCATAATATATTTCCTTTAGAGTATTAACCCCAAATCTTAGTTTTCTTACCGGATAAGGAGCGTTGGTTTTTGATTGATTGCTTTTGTTGTGGAGATAGATTACGATAAGCGGCTCTTTGTTGATCGTCGCTCAGGCCATTAAACATATTCATATTGACATCTGCTTGACCATTGTTTCTACTCCAATTAGACCCTGCTCCACCACCAGCGCCATCCAGCGCCCACGAGTTCTTAGGAAGGAAATCCTTAATGAATTCTTCCACAGAAAGTAGTACAACATCGTGTCCATCATCAACCTTGACTGCCTGATATCCAGCACTTTCAACAGCTTCCCTATTAAGAATAACCTTAGCAGAGCCAGATTTCGTATCCACGATCATCATGTCTCTTAAAATTCTAGTCACAGCATCTAATGGACCTTTAGCTCCACCGTTAGCAAGAACTGTGTCTTTGATGGTATTACCCAACATAAAGTTATCACGATCTCTTGTAGCAGTAGATGCCATTTGTTCCAATTCAGCCATTTGTTTCTTTAATGGTGAAAGGTGTTGTTCTAGTTGTGCAGAAAAATCTTCAGTTGTGTTTGTGTTGTTACCTTTACCCTTTGTGGGGGTATTAAGGTCTTTATTTGAAATGAAATTTCTTACAGTTTCTAGATTCGGATTTGTCAGATCAATCTTGTTACCATCCGGTAGCATTTGGTTCATTAGTTCAAACGCTTCTCTTCGAGCCGCTGTAGCATTATCACGTCTAGCGATAATATCTTGCTTTTCTCTGTTGAAAGACTGTTCTTGTTGAATCAGCTTCTCGTTGATGTTTACGTTAGATTCTTCGGTTACTTGTTCCTCATTAGGCTGTCCAGCTTCATTAGGCATTGTTTAAATTCTCCTTGGTTCTATCCAGAACCGTTATTTTAGTTTTAATATCCCCGTTAATGGGAATATTGACATTTAAGAGTATTATCCCACATAGAGAAAATACTGTCAAATTATTTCCTTAGAGCTAATGATAGGCATCGAACCCATGACATTCTCCTTACTAAAGAGATGCTCTACCAACTGAGCTACATTAGCATTATTTTTAAACGACCTAGTGGAATATTACATTATGCTACTAGGCCAAATTATATGGATATAGCAGGATTTGAACCTGCGACATTCACTCTGCCAGAGTGACGTTCTTCCAACTGAACTATATACCCATAAAAGGAAAATCCCGCCTAGAGTGACTAAATTCCAGGCAGGATCTCCACAACAGAAAGGAGAGAAAAAATATGATAGTCGGGCTTACCCAACTAAGGACTATTATGGTATATACTCTATTATCTGTCAAGTATTTGTTAATGTCCACATAATCCGAGGGTGGGTTATTATTAGATCTATCCTTTCATGAACTATTTTATTTTAAAATATACACTACCTGAGAACTCAGTTCTCTTTTTCTCTTTGTGGAGAAAAAAAACCAAGAAATATATGCAACTATTAGTATAGGTGTTATACTTGTGGTTAGTCTTTATGTTCTGGGTTTGATTCTTGAAAAGAAGAGAGCTATTCATTAAGGAAGCAGTTTAGATGTATTATTTTTGCCCTCTTTAAAGGTCGGTCAAAAGCCATCTTTCGATGTCTTGTTCTTAACTGCTATTATACCAATTCCTAAAATAGCTGTCAAGTACCTTTAAAACTAATAAACCTCACTTTTCTATCATTTTTCTTAATAGTTTACTTCATCTATTATGCGTAAGTACTTGATTAATAAAGATAAACAGTGAAATAATTTATTTTAAACTATTTTAAACTATTTTATTTGTAAAAAAGTACAATAAAATGCACTAAACCCCTTGACGTAAGTACTAAATGAGCGTATACTTGTTCTATAAGTAAGAGAAAAGGCTCTTACATCAACAACTTAAAGGACAATAAGATGACTAAGAACTTCACAGAGACAGCAGGGAAAACAATTGGCGCACTACTAGTGGCAGCAACAATATTTACATGCGGGTTCTTCACGGCCCAAACACTAGAAGAGAATAAGACCTTAGTTCCTATATATGAAAAACAAGTATATGAAGAACAAATAATAGATTATAACATAGATGAAACCTATGAGAATATTAACGCAAATATAGAAGAAATAGAACAAATGCTAAATTACATGAATAGCTTAGACCTAACATTAGATGATATTAAACAGATTCAACAGGAGAACAAATAATGACTAATTTAAGAGAAATCAGCACAAGAATAATCGACTTAACCAACATGAAATTTGGTATGTTAACAGTAAAAGAGTTCGCAGGAATGGACAAGCACCGAATGGCAATGTGGGACTGTAAGTGTGAATGCGGTAAAGAAACTATAGTTAGAGGATCTTCCTTACAAAGAGGAACAACTAGAAGTTGCGGGTGCCTCAAGAAAATCAAACAATTCAAACTACCTGTAGGAGAAGCTTCCTTTAACCATGTATATCGCAAATATATCTCAAATGCAAAGAAGAGAGGGATTAAATTTGACATGAGCAAAGAAGACTTTAAAAGACTATCTAGCCAACCGTGTGAATATTGCGGAAAAGAACCTAGTCAAACAGATACCGTCCCGAATATTAATGGAGACTATGTTTATAGTGGACTTGATCGTATTGATAATACTGATTATTATCATGTAGATAACATGATTCCATGTTGTATTAAATGCAACAAACGCAAATACACTATGACCTTATCCGAGTTCCTGGAAAGAGACTATATGGTCCAGATCAGAAACGGTGGATTTAACCATGACATGCTATTTAAAATAGCTTCTTTGCTGCAAAGTTTGCAATAGAGGTAAAAATAATATGACCTATAATGAATTTAAATCCTATATAAACAATATTAATGGAAATAGGAGAATAACTAATGAGTAAATTTAATGTAAAAGAGTTCGATAATATCGGCGACCTATTTAACAAGTTTCATTCAGTGGTAATAACCAATGACGAACTAACAATGGATGTTTTAGATAGCGCTCTTTATATCTTAGAGGAAAAAGAAGACTTATGTTGGGGTATAAAAAATGATCTAAGGGCAGTTTTGCACCCCAAGCAAGTAGTGGAATTAAAAAGTGACATGCGTGATGGAGCACAACACTTTGGTGGTGAAGTTAGAATTGAAGATACATGGCGTACTCAAAATATGGATTATACTGAAAATGAGGATTACATAGGTCGTTTAGGTATGATTCATATATATAAATCAGATTCCCTTAAACCTGGACGTGGTGCTCTATTCTTAGTAGTAGAAACCAATAAGAAAGATGTTAGTGTTATTGATAACGATTATGGCGTACAACTTATAAGCAAGGAGAATAACTAATGAGAAAACTAATAACAGATAGAAGTGGAATAAGATTGAAAATAAGTTGGTGGATTGGAAAACTTATTAAATACCGTAGATGTGATGCATGTTTAGGTATTATTAAGTATGGTGCATCTAAATGTAAGCACTGTGGCAGTACAGTAGCAGTATGGAAATAGGAAAATAATGGTATTCCAATCGTAAATAAGGAGAATAACTAATGGAAAAACTGAGCATTGATACCCGTAAATTTGAATTATTCGTAAAAGAAACAGCAGAAATAGATCAAGACCAACGTTATTTAGAAGATCCACTACTTTTCATGAGCATTGCATCTACCATATTTAATGATCTTATGAGTTTTGCTGCTTCTGATAAGGGACAAGAGATTATTAGTAGAATCACAGATCAAAGAGATGAGTTCTGTAACCGTGTTGCACTACATGATGCTCAAGTATTGTTGAATGAAGATGTAACTCAGCTTAAATTAGCTTTAAATAGAGAAAAGAAATAATGACTATATCACCTCTCAAAAAAAACAAAAAAGGGAAAGGAGGACCACCTAGCTCTGCCCCTAAGACCCTAGCAACAGCTAAGTTTCGAGAGCGTCAGGCTCTTGAGCTTAGAAGTGCTGGTAAAAACTATCAACAAATAGCTGATATAATGAAAATGAGTCTATCTGGTGCTAGGAAGTGTGTTATTAGATCACTTGAATATATCCAGAATGAGATAACTGAAAAGGCTCATGAGGTAAGAAGCCTTGAACTTGGTAGATTAGATCTCCTTCTAGATGTTGCCATGGAAGCTGTAATAGAAAGTAAGGATCTTGGTGCTATTGATAAAGTAGTTAAGATCATGGAACGTAGAGCTAAATTATTAGGACTAGATCAGCCAACTCAGATGGATATCTTAGTCTCAACACCACAACAAGTAAGAGAAGAGAATCGTATTAAGATCGTTCAGGTACATCCAGAGATGACAGATGATGAAGTAGAGTCTGCTCTTACAGCCCTAGATAATATGAGTCAATAAAATGGGAATAAAGCTACCAATAAAAAAGAAGATTGTTCACACTAAACCTGCTGATCCAGTAGATGTTGAATTAGCGTGTATTGCTGCGAAAAAAAGAGCTTACTATGCTGCTAATCCATGGAAGATTGTAACTGAAATCGTTTATCCTGAACTAGAGTTCGCTGATTTCCACGAGGAATGGTTCAATATTCAATGGGATAACAAGACTACTTTCATTCGTGCTCCTAGAGGACATGCGAAGACTACTGTTTGTACCGTGGGTTATAGTATCGCTAGACTTTTGATTAATCCTAATGTTAGAATCCTTATTGTATCCAGAACAGCTACTCAGGCACAAGTGTTTGCCGCTGATATTCAAAATAGACTGGAATCCAATGAGAAGATTATTGCTTATTGGGGTAAACAAGTAGGATCTCCATGGACAAACTCTAGATTTACGGTAGCTACCAGAACTAAAAGCATTAAAGAACCAAGTGTTATAGCTTCTGGAGTAATGGGACCGTTGGTTTCCTTACACGTTGACGAACATATCATTGACGATATGCTTGACTTCTCAAATACTAGAACTACCAATATCAGGCAAGACACCGTAGAATGGGTTGGGGCTAACCTTAATCCTACTCTAGATCCGGGTGGTTTTAGACATTGGTTAGGTACTAGATATCATTATGAGGATTATTATGGTACTCATCTGCTTAAAAAATATAAAAGACAAGAGTACGTCACCAACCCTAATACTTGCAGAGCTATCATAGATGAAGAAAAAGGCAAAGTTTTATGGCCTGCTAGATTCACAACAGACCTAGATGAAGCTAAAAAAGGAGAAAAGCTAGACCTTATTGCTCAGAGAGAGATGGATGGTCCTATTATTTTTGCGGCACAGTATCAAAATGATGCAGAAGCCATGAGAGGAATGATTATTAAGCCCGAATACATTAAATATTATACTCTTGTGGAGAATAAGACAATGGTTCTTCCAGAAGGAGTAAAAGAACCTATAGAAATCGAAGACCTCATTAAAGTCACAGGAACAGACCAAGCTATTTCAGATAAAGAAACTGCTGATCCCAGTGCATTCTGTACTGTTGGTCTTCATAAAAAGACCAATCAACTATTCCTTCTTCCTGGATTACGAGAAGCTAGGCTAGATATCCACAAACAGATCGAAGAGATCGAAAAAGAAGCTAGACGCTATATTCCTAGACAGCTAGGTATTGAAGATGTTGGTTTCCAACGTGCATTGTATCAGCTAATAGATAAGAAGTTCCGTCAGAATGGTCTAATAAACAAAACTAAGCTAGTTAGAGTACCAAGAAAAGATGGGAAAGTAACAAGAGTCACATTAAACATGATCCCTCCGATGGCCGCAGGAAACTTTTATGTCCTTAAAGGTGAACATGATGATTTCGTAAGAGAAATGTTAGGTTTCACAGATGACAGTTCTAAGGCACATAGATTAGATTCCGTGGAAATGGCAGTTTCGTTACTTTTGAAGCGTACCTTCGTAGCGAAGGCGTGGTACTAATAGTTAAAACACTTAACAAGTTATCTCATAACTGTTATACTTATATATAGGTGGTCAACCTATTAGAAATAACAAGGAGAATATTATGGGACAGAAGATTAGAGATTTAACAGCTCAGCGTTTTGGCAGACTAGTAGTAGTAAAAAGAGCCGAAAACGATACGCATGGTGGTGTTAGGTGGTTATGTAAATGCGATTGCGGGAAAGATCTAGTGACAAGAAGAGGTAATCTAGTTTTAGGCTATACAAAATCCTGTGGGTGTTTAGCTTTAGAAATTAGAACGCTTCCTGAAGGTGAGGCGTCTTTCAATAGGGCTTTATCTTACTATAAATATAATGCTTTAAAAAGAGATATAGAATGGTCACTAACAGAGGGACAATTCAAAACCCTAACCCAACAGAACTGTCATTACTGTGGTTCTAAACCTTCCACAATACAAAAGAGCAGACATAATAATGGAGATTATACCTACAACGGAATAGACCGCATCGACTCTGACAGAGGATATGATATCGATAATGTCGTTCCTTGCTGTGAGAAGTGTAATTTTAGTAAAAGGGATCAGCCTTACGAAGAGTTTATTAAATGGTTAGATAAAATTACCTTATTCAAAAGAAAAGAAGTGGTATAATGAATATTCCAGCCCAATTAGATCAGGACGACACAGGCTACATGTATATAGATGAAGTCATGGAGATATTTAAGGAGCTACTAGTGATAAGAGAAGGTTATTATAAAGTTCCTTTCCAATTAAGAACCTTAAAAAACGAAGAAAAGAAAGAAATATCAGAATACTACTTTAAGAAAGTAATAGAATTCTTAACCAAAACAGATCGTGGGAACGAGACTATCAATAAATTACGTTATCTGGTATCAAATATTAACGGATGCCACTTATCAATTGAAGAAATACTGAAGGAGCTTTAGATTATGCCACTTTACACCGAATGCAGTTATTGTTCAGCCAAATGCAGCGTACCAGACAACAAAGAACTTATTCCTGCCTGTAAGAGTTGTATGCCGCTAAGAAATAAAGGAGTAGATCCTGATACTCACCAACAAGAACAGAAGATTTCTCATGCTGGATTTGAGCATCTAGACATGAATACCGATAAAGACTTCGATTGGAGGAAAGCCCTCCAAGTCATGAAAGACGTTAAGGATATCAACGCTGTAGCTTCCACATCTCAAACAGAACTACATACCGTTATTGAAACTGATAAACCTATTGCTTTATGCTTTACTAGTGATTGGCATTTAGGTTCTTTAGCTACCAACTATGAAGCGTGGTTAGCTCACATCAACTATATCCTAGAAACACCTAACCTTTATATGGCTTCTGTGGGAGATCTTATTGAAGATAGCAAGAGCTTTTTTTCTTTGGCGGCAGTTCTTAGCCAAGCCATTAGCCCTAAGATGCAAGGTAAAGTACTAGGTAAGATTCTACAAGAGCTTTCCGAGAATAAGAAAATAGTTGCTGGATGGTGGGGGAATCATGATCAAGATAGAGATAATAAGCTTATGGGTCAGTCCTTGGTTGAGGATCAATTCGGCAGAACTGGCATTCCTTATTTTAATGGTATTGGAGAACTACATCTAACAGTAGGTGAGGTAGAATACAGCATCGTAGGAACTCACAAATCACGCTTTAACAGCATGTTGAACATTCACCACGGAACTCAAGCTCTCCACAAAATGCAATATCCTAACTCTGATATCGTTGTATCAGCACATACTCACTCACCTGGAGTTGCACAAGAGGTAAGATATGGTAGAGAAGTGTTATTTGTAAAGACAGGATCTCATAAGAGGGATGATACATTTACTAAACAATACTTCCCACTAGGAGAAATTGGTATTCCTACAGTAGTATTAGATCCACATAGAAAAGAAATGATTCCTTTCTGGAATCCTGTATTCGCGGTAAGATATATTAACGGTCTAAGGAAGTAATAATGGCACATGGCGATAAGAGTAAAAGTAATCAGCGTATAGGAAATACAAGATATAGGAAAGGATGGGATTATATTTTTAACCAAACTAATAAAAAGGCTAAGGAAACCCAAGTTCACGGACGAGGAAATAAAAAGAGCACTGGAAACAAAGGAACGAATGGATAAATGGCAAGAAGGGATAATGTTAAATTATGCAAGAACCAAAGCAAATAAGAGATCTGAACGAATTAGAATCGTCATTCTGCTCGAAACTAGTATTAGCACTTGATGAAGCCCATAAAGAGGGATTAAACCCTCTTGTTTATGAAACCTTCCGCTCGCAAGAACGTCAAGACTTCTTATATTCTAAGGGTAGGAGAGGTATTCCTGGGGAAAGAAAAGTCACATGGACAAGGAGTTCTAACCACACTTCAAGGAAGGCAGCAGATGTTGCTCCACAGGTTATGAAAGATGGCAGGTGGATCATAGACTGGAATAGGGTAGACCTTTTCAATAAGCTAGGAGTGATATATGAGAGATTTGGATTAACTTGGGGAGGTAAATGGAAGAGAAGAGATTTACCGCACGTTCAAGATAGCAACCTTTAAACTAAGAAAGCACCAAGGAATTTCCAAGGTGCTTTTCTTTTATATTGGTCCATTATTACTTGTAATGGCTTGTTTAAGGGAGGATTGTTGTGCTTTAAAGTCTCTTAGGAGGTAAAGATCTTCATGGATATCTGTTACCATCTTTTTAACCTCTGCTAGGTTCTTATTAGATACGGCAAACTGTTTTGCGAACTGCTTAAACTGCAATTCACATATATCTGCATCCATCTTTTTAGGTAATTCTGTTTGTATACTTTCTACAATTACTTCTACTTTGGTGGCTCTAGCACTAGTATTGGAAATGAATCCTCCACCTATGATTAATAGCCCTATGAGTGCGACAACTGCGGATATCTTTCCCCAATTGGTCCTTATGATATTCATGTTGAGTGTCCTTATCATGTCAATGTTACCAGATTAGGTCTAATCTCTACTCCACATCCAGCAGCCCCGCTTGTGGGAACCCTACCCTCTTTTAGCGTTAGTTCGTTGTTATCGTCATCTGTCAGACCAACTAAGTCGTAACTTAGATGTTCTTTGGGTTTGTTTTTAGCATCTGGTATTACTCTATTAGCCATTAGGTGATTTCCTTAATTACCACTTCTTTGTTAGCAGTATTGAAATAGATCCTTGCCTGACCCCAATTAGCTACCGTAACAATAGAGTTACGTTCTGTGAGTTTTGGATCTACACCCTTAATCTTATAGGTAGCATTTCTATTTACTTCAGCAATATATTCACCAGAACCCTGATGAACAAAGGTTTCAGTTCCGCTTGAAGTTAGAATTGGTTGATCATCTTCAGTACCAATACCATTTGGTCTATCGAATAGTTCCATTGTGATTACAGCATTTGTATCTGCACTACCAGCATCTTGTAGGTTAAGGTAGACATTACACTTACTTGGATCAGCAGGAGCACTAGTTGCAATTTCTGCTAGAACAATATTAGAAGCTGTTATATCTGCTCCGTCTACTGTTACTTCCACATATCCTAGAGAGGCAGCATAGCTATATCCTGTCTTAGAAGGATATACTCTGAATGTACCATCATCTGAGAGGAATACTTTCTTACCATCTGCTGATCTGGTTACACCTTGAGTCTTTTTATTATCAGAAGTATCTCTAATTTGTAGTAAAGCTCCTGTTACAGGATTAGCACTACCGTCCACGACTGGAATAGTTAGGGCATATTTACTACCAAGAATACCTGACTTCTCAATGTTCTCTTCTCGGGTGATGAGGTTAAAGAGAGTGATCGGCGGAGATCTAGATATTACCCCGTTATGAGTACAAGATACAGAAGCGGATAGTGCAATAATATCTCCAGGGAGCATTAAAGCTACCTGTTCAGTTGTTGGCATCCACATTAGAGCACCGAAAGTATAAGTAAGATCCCCACCATCTGCTAAGTCTATTTCAGTTGTCCCTCTGATGATAGTAGAGGACACAATACCGGTAAGGGCGAACTCTCCTTCAGGGATTAGTCCTGCAAATCCTGGGATCTGTGGGAAACATAATGGGAATGATAGTTCATCAGCATCTAATGCCGATCCATCTAATATTGTTGGTGCGGAAGGATGGAAGATACATACGTCCTCAATCTGTCCTACTACATCTAGATCCCAATCAAATGTCACACCAGCAGCAGAACCATTGATGTCGTTAGCGTGAGATACGAATAGGTGGTATTTATCAACGCTTACGGCGGTATATGTGGCTTTATAAGCCCCATTTGCTAGTTCTGTTACCACCACAATCTCACTAGTAGAACCACCATCACGGTATAATACCTTAGTGAAATCTGCATTAACAGCACCTGTTACGGCTGCGCTGCTACTTGTTAGCATAAAAGTGACTGTTTGTGCCATTATATTTCCTCTTGTTCTGGGAATAGATCCCTATTGTTTGAAATCCACTCATGGATATCGTTTATATCGCCTATTATAACACCACCAGCTTCTATAAGTAAAGATATCTCATCTTCTGTTAATACTGCTTCTCCTAAGCATGTACCATCTTCTAATATTGTATATTGGTGTCTAAGATATACCTTCTCAAATATTGGAGGCCATGGAACGTCACCTGGATCAATGTGGAAATAAGTGCTCATTGTCCGCTCCCTGCTGCGAACCGAAACCCCGGATTTGTTCCGTCAATCCAGTCGTCGATTCGTGATGCGTCCACGTTGAATATTTCCATTCGCTTGAGGTTCATGTTGTTGAAATACGTGAATGACGATCCGTCATATCCGGCGGCAATGGACAGCTGGGCCGTTGAACTGGCGTACAATGGTCCGACGGCTATACTTGAGGTGCCGATTAGCTGAAGCACTCCGGGGTCGGCGGCGTTCATAAATAATCTCATTTCTGAAGAGGTGTGAAGGTCGTATCGATACACCCCGCACAGAAAGACATCCCGGCCTGAGATCCTTGATCCGTTGTCGAAACTCACAGATGTTGTATTTGCTCCGTCGGCGGAAACGTTGAACCTGTACTTGGCGTTATACCGATATAAATAGTATTGCCGGTGGCCCGCTAAATTCACCTTGCCACCAAAGAACCGGACTCCGCTCAGAGCGGGCGATTCGTTGATCCACATGCAGATGGCGAGATTGTTTTGTATGTTCGCCGCTGCCACGTTGCCCGCCGTGGCGTAATCGTTCACCCCATCGAAATAAGGATAAACTTGTGCAGGAGAGCCAGGATAGGTAATTGTATCTCCAGCGCTGTAGATGGTTGCGTTGTTTCCGGCCACCGAGTCTGTAAGTGTAGGATAGCCAGTAATACCATCTTGGCACTTTGCTTGCCAAACTAAATCGTCAAGATAAGGATCTCCTCCTACTCCGGGAAAGATATTAGATCTTCCCGGTGTTATGATCCTGTTTAAGCTTACTCGTGACATTATTCCACCGTTTCTCTAAATGAAGTATTAATATTAGAACCTTCTGAGCAATATCTACTCATATTTATAGAACTTCTATTCATATATCCTAGAAGAGTATATTCTTGTGGTCTATTGGTAGCGTCTAACATTACTACATACTGTTTATGTGTACCAGAATCTGCAAATAAGGTTCTTAAATCTTCTTGATCTGATTTATTTAACCAAGGCCAAGAGAGAGAAAGTTGCTTAAATAATGAATGATATCTAGCTTGCCTACTATAGCTCTCCATTGTTACCATATCAGCGGGGAATACATCTTCCCACTTATATTGGTAATAAAATTCATCATCAGGAGTCCATATTTCATCTTCAGTAGCTCCTACAATCCTACCTATCTGGATATTATTAATACTATTAATAGGTCCAGTAATAAACAATACTTCTAGGTTGTAATATCTGCAAGCTGTATGATCTGGTAGCCATGCAATAATTGGATCTAAGTTCTTTTGGTCAAAGATATCTAAATTCAATTCTGGACTATTTATAATACCACTAGATATGGAGTTACCTCCTATAATTCTAAGTCCTGCAAAGCTTCCTGTTACATCTGGATTAGCTATCTCATCTAAATTATGATTAAAGATAGCGAAGTAACGAAGTGTTTCTTCATTATCTTCTCCAAGGTCAAATGAAACCTTGTGATATGTGTTATCAGTATCTTCTGAATACCATTTTCTACCTACTGAAGGGTAGAGGGTATTACTTCCTTCTAGGGAACCAAGACCTGCCACATTAGGAGTAGAAGTGTCTTTGTAGCTAGTTACAGTAGCACTATCCAAAGAAAAGGGAGATACAATAGTTATCTTAGTTGGAGGTGTATCTTGAACACTATCAGTTGAATCCCATACTACAGAGCAATCATCGAAATATCCCAATTGAGGACTTGCTGTATTAGTTGTATAATAACTGATCTTATTAACATAACCATAAAGAATAGGTGTACTAACCTGCCCTAGAGGGAATGAAGATTTCCATGTACCTGAGAAGTCCCATCCTTGAGGAACACCATCTATAGTAATAGTACATAATCCAGTAGAATTATCAGCTACGCAAATACAAGAGTACCAAGTATTGGCAGTTGCATTAGTTGTAGTAGTAGGATAGTTGGCTTCAGAATACATATCCAATGCACCTGTAAAGCCAACAAACTGAAATACACCACTGTTCTTGATCTTAATAAGGATTTGTGCACGACTCCTACTTCCAGAAGATAAAATAATACCTACATCTTCAGCGGGACCAATATTAGGACGCATCATCTTCCAGGTTATTGTATAAGCACCATTGGTAATAAGCTCATCAAATGTATAAGTAGCATATAGCCTACTACCTGTAGTTACACTACCACTATCTACTGATAAGGTCTTACCATGAGCTGCTCCAGGATCGTCTTTAATTAAGATAGTTCCTTCAGCTACAGGATATTCATCCCAAGAACCACCACCAGTATCCCCTGCCCCTGTGGGAAAGGTATCAATAGTTTCTGATTCGAAGTCTGTATTATGTAGTGTCTTTGCCATTATTCCACAACCTCATCGAATGAAAGAGCTAAACCAGCACCTTTATGACATTTTCTATTAAGAACGAGAGCATTACCTCCTATATAACATAGGATTGTATATGTCTGTGGCCTGTCATCTGGATCTAACATACAAATATATTGTGAATGCCCTCCAGCTTCTCTCCATAGTGTTCTAAGAGTTTCTTGATCTGGTGCTTCTAAGAAGTTCCAACGTACATCAAATTTTCTACGGTTAGATTTCTCTCTATAAAAGAGAGTATTATTCTTTAGTTGTCTAGTAAAGGACTGATCTATATCTGCCCACTTATAGTCGATTGATGGATCTATATTTGGAGTCCATATTTGTGATGCCGTAGCTCCAGCTACTCTACCAATTGATAGATTATCTATAGAAGATAAGGAACCCCAAGCTATAGCTATTTCAATACCGTAATATCTTCTAGCTGTATGATCTGGTAAGAAGCCAGAAATAGGATCTAGAAACTGTTGTGTAGATACATCAATAAGAAGATCTGGTTGTGTCCATAAATCTGCTAATACATCTCCAGCAACTATATAAATATGTCCAATTGTTCCAGTATCTGGACTACTTACTTCATCAAAATTATGATTAAATAACCCAATATATCCCAACTCTTCTGTATTACCAGCACCGAAATCAAATAACAGTCTATGACTTCCAAAATCTGTATCTTTTGATTCCCATTTTAAACTAGCAGCTTCCTTTAGTACATTTTGTCCACTAGTATAAACACTTTTCTCGTTAGGTGTTGTATTAATAGGTCCAGGTCCACTAGAATTTTCATAATAATAACTGGAAGTAACAGTAGTATTATCTAATTCGAATGGAGATATTAACGTAAACTTATCAGGGTTTGCTATAACATTATCACCACCAGTAATAGATATCCATAATACATTAGCAGCCCAAGTTGTTCCACTCTCTTTATTGAGATATATAGTATTACAGATAGCAGCAGTACTATGTCTAAATGGTATATTTGTCGTATATACACCATTATTATTATAACCTAAAATATTTCCTTTATTTTCTAATATATAGGTTTTGTTATCCATGTTTATTTTTGTATAAAAATAAGTATACTCCTGTCCTATTGGAGTAGTTATAGTCGCTGGATTATTTGGAAAACCGGAAGGTGTATATAATAATTCAGTAGAACCATCAGGTAAAACTGTCTCCATATAACCGCTGGTATTTATATTAAAATGAGCGATAGATAAATCAGGAGATACTTGACCATATACTATTTCAAAACCACTACCATTAGCAAGGTCAGTACTTATGGCTATATTTCCATATACATATCCTGTTGTAGTTCCACCATAAGGAAAATCATAATCTGCCTTAGCATTAAGAATGGCTGTAGGATTAAATTCTAGTGTTTGAGTCTCAAAATAACTAGGATGTCCAACAAACATATTTTCCCATAGTTCAACAGTTACATCATTTACTACTGACCATGTTCCTACATCATTAGACGGAACTGTCCCTATAGTTTCATCGTTAAAACCTGTGCTTAAAAAGATTGGCATTTATACTGTTTCCCACATAGGAGCGTAAAATCCAGAAAGGATGATTAAGTATTTGTCATAATAGTGCTGGTTTTGTATTTCGTTTGCTACACACATCAAATCTCCAGGTTTACCGGAGCCACTGTTACTACCCGACACCCAAATAAAGAAATCTACAGTTCCTGTATATGGATAAATTGGTTTTAATAAATCAAATTGATGTGACCATTCTTGGATATAACCATTACCCCAAGAAGGAGGAATATTAGGATCAATACCCTCACCACTATATAGCATTTCTGGATTAAACGTATGTTGTTCGTCTCCATCGAAATCGCCTGAAGCTGTTTCACCCTTCATGGATTTATTAGAAGCTAATACACTATCTTGTAAACCACCAGGAATAAAACTCCATGGGTTAGAATCTGAATTTACCTGCGTAACTACAACACGAAGATTAAGAGTGATTATTTTATATCTCAGACCCCAAATATCATCTGGTAATCCTTGTGATGCATCTATTAGTGTTGTTGGCTCTGAAGAGTGCTCAGGTACTTCTTTAATAATATGAAAGAAACCAGTACCTAAGCCTATTGTGCCTATACTAGATGAGGCTGTAGTAGGTTTAGATGTTCTAGTGGCCCCAATATCATTATTACCATTAAATCCCCACATATTAGCTTTCTTTAGATAATCTGTATTCTCAGCTAAATTATCAAAAAATACCTCTTTAGTACCTTGATTAGGCAGAACTACCTGATCTTCATGAAAATCGTATCCGGTATCAAGTGGATGATTTGTATTTGGTAAACTCATATTATATCCTTATGAAATAGAAGCCCATTTAGGACCATAAATAACTGTCATTACTAATAGATATTCATCATATCCACCTGATTCCTCTCTTAAAATACACATTAAATCACCAGCATCACCAGCAGCAGAATTACCAGTTGCTGAACCTGAATTATTTACCCAAATATTTAAATCTATAGAGGCAGAAGTAAATGTGTTTTCAAACTTCATTTGATATTCACTATTATATGTATGAATATCATTAATATCTACTCCTGGGCCTGGATAAAGGAAGTCGAAAGAGAATGTATTAGCGTCATTATTAGCACCAGTAGTTATATTAGAGGCTAAGGTTGCATCTAGGGAACCACTAGGAATGAAGTCTGTTGTGTCATGTGAGCCATCCCCAATAGCAATAAGTCTTGGTATAAGTGTTAGCATTCTATATTTTAAACCATCAGCATTGTATGGTAAACCATCTGATATATCCACAATAACAGCAGCCTCTGTATCACTATCTTCATAGATAGGGATCTTTTTTATAATATGAATAACACCTGTTTCCATAAGCTCTGAAGCTCTACTATTACCATTATCACTATTACCATCGAATCCCCAACATTTAGCTTCTTTAAGATAATCTGTATTACTAGCCATCTTATTGCCGTAATCGGCAGCAGCCATAGGATCTCCTACTTCAACTTCTTTGTCTTCTGTAAATTGGTAGTTATTACTACTTGGAATTGCCATTGTTTGTTTGTCCTCTTATATTTAAGATACTGTCCATGTGGAATCTTGTGAGTCTGTGCCTAATGGATCTGCATTACCAGTATTATCTGTAGCGAATCCCCAATAGATCCTATCTGCTTCAGATGAATCTGTCCAATTATCTTGATAATCCTCAGTCCACCTACCTACATTATCTCTTAAATACGCATCATATGCAACTATTTCCACAGTTCCTTTTATATAATTCTTTTTAATAGATCTCACATAAATATCTACAGTATCAAGATTTAAAGCGGAGTTAGTGATAGCTTGTAAAGACCCTACATCCCAGTTTAATCCTTTGAAACCTAAAGTAAAGGTATAAACCTTATTAAGTTTAGCATAAGAACTAATAAGTTCTACTGAACGGCTCATAATAGCAATCCATTCATATGCCCATTTAAACTCCACTTTTCTCTCTTGTTTAATAGTGAGGCCATTCATAGGTAATTTAGTAATGTCTGCTGCCAACTCATATGTCTTGGTATAAGTGTTAGCATTAGGGTCATGTCTGTATTTAGATGTCACCTTAGTGACATATATATTTTCAGGATTTATATTTAATTGTATTTTGTTCTGTACAAAATCGTCATCAATAACATCTGCTATAGTAGAAGATGATGCTTGTCTATTTTCTTTTAATAAGAAAGCTACAGTACCATTTTTGTTATAAATATCAACACCAAACTCCCATGCTAAGTCTCCTATAATATCCCATAATTTCTCTTGCTTAACAATTTGTTTTCTTACTTTACCATTTTCCCCAGAAGAAAAGTAGTCTACTAGTATATCATAAGAATCAGTATCGAAGTCTTCATCTGCCATATCACCATATTCAATAAGAATATGTTTGATTAGTATTATTGGATTTGTAATAAGAGTAGTATCTGTGTTTCCTTGGCACTGAATAAAGAATTTATCTTTATTATTAAATAAATAAACTTTATCATTGTGTGAACCTTCCCATGTTCCAGGATCATTGGTTCTATTCCAACTATTTACGTCTATCTCAAATGTACCTTCTGATAGATTTATTGTTGTATCACCAGAGATATCAAAAGCTACTTCACATTGTGAATAATTATAAGCTGATCCACTATGTTTAATCATAACTCTATTACCAATAAAACCAATATTCCCTGTGTCTCCAGGTCTACCAACTATACATTTAATATTTGTCGGTGTTGTACCACCTTGATTGCCGGAATCTAACACAAAAGCTTCTGCTGTTCTGGTATTGTTAGGAATATCTACAGTCCAGTCTCCAAAAAGGATAGGTATAGGTTTATTTACCATATCTTCTGGTAAATTATTAAATTCTTCTTTAGTAAATACATCTTCAGGAATTTTCTTATTAAACTTCTTTCTAAAGTCTGTTATCTTCACAGTTATAGTATCAGGCTTTATAATAATCCCATTACTATATTCTATAAATCCCTTAAATCTAAGGTCTGTAGCCTCATTAAATACACTACCACGTTCTACAGTATAGATCTCAACCTCAACCATAGACCAGAACTTATCTAAATTATTTAAGGAATCATTGAAGTATCCGTCACTATTTGCTAGTGTAATGGTCACAATAGGAAAGGCTATCTTCCTGTTAAAGCCACTATTAATTTGTTCCCTGTGATCAGATACATTAAGTATTCTACCCTCATATAGAATCTCATTAATCACCACATCCCTATCACTCAAGTAGAGTGGAAGGGTAGTGTTGATCTTTACCAACATATCATATTGTAGTTTGTTTTTTTCGGTATTAAAAGCCATTATAGAGTAGCCCTATTGTTTTCTAGTTCTTCTTTGATTGCAGGGATAATCTTATCGTATACAACCTCTTCTACACTAGCACCATCTAAGGCACTAATTTGGAAAGTAATATTAGAAACACTAGTATTACTACTACTGCTCTTATTATCAGAAGGATCAAACTTCTTATTATTTACATCTTCCATGAATTGCTTACCGTAAAATGCTACTGCTGATCTCTGTTGCATATATTCTCCTGTCTGGGCAAGAATATGTCTCTCATCAGATTTAATATTATCACCACTTCCACAAGAACCATCAGTACATCCACCCTTATGTAATACTTTACCGCCATCATGCATAATCTCACCC